TCCCCTGTAGTAGCTTTAACTACAAATATTTATAAAGTAGACCCTGTAATATGGAATACGCTAACGCCAGCAGATCAAGCACTCTTAGATAATGCAGACCCTGCCGCCGCTAAAGCTTTTATAGATTCATTATAAATAAGGAGTTTTAAATGTCGTTAACACCTGAACAACTTGAAGCTCTCAGAGCGTTGCCCACAGCAGCGCCTGTAACTAAAACGCCTGCTGCGCCTACTGCACTAACAAGCGAACAACTTACAAATCTAAGAGCACTGCCTCCCGCACCTTCTGCACCTGTAGATACTGTACAAGTAGAAGAAAAGAACGAGCCTAGTTTTTTTGCTGACGTTGGCAGAGTAGTAGCTGACACCGCTGAAAACTTAGACCCTGTTAATTTAATAGTTAATGTAAAGCAAATGGCAGAAGAAGCTAAAGGGATGTTAGGTTTTGAAAATAAAGCTGCCCAATATGAAGTACTGTCTAAGTTACGCACTAAACAAAACATGGCACCGCTACAAGCTCTTACAGGCGAAGCAGTGTTTACTCCTGAAGGAGAAATAAAAGACACTGAAACAACAGCGGGCACGGTGCTGGGCGTAGCACCTTATATTGCAGGCGCTTGGCGCGTTGCGATAATGAAAAAACTTAAAGATCTTTCTACGTTTCGTAAAGGTCTAGTAGGAGCTACAGCCGTTACTCAAATACTAGCTGATCCTGATACTGAAAGCCTGTTTAATGTAGCCGAAGAGTTGCTTCCTCCTAACTTACAAAATGATTTTGTTTCGTTCATGGCTATAGACGAAGACGACACTCAACTTGAAAAGCGTTTAAAGCTTGTAGGCGAAGAAATGACTCTTGGCGTGTTGGGTGAAGTTGTAGGTGGAGCGGCTAAGTTAACTTGGTGGTCTTCTAAACTGTTTGGTAAGCAAGTATCAAAGCTTACAAATACAGAAAAAGGCCAGATAATGATGGAGCATTTAAAAGCCGCTAAAGACATATCAACTAAGACTGTTGGTAAAGGTGTAGATGTTGTACTTAAACCTGTCACTGCCGCAGTAGGGAAACTAGGGTCTGTTGTTTCTCCTCGTACAAAAGATTCTTATTTTGACGAGGCTGAGTTTACAACTGACCTAGGAAAAACCGAAGGCCGTATTGTATACGAAGAAACTCCTGAAGCAGCAAAACAAATGGCACAGCAAAACGGCAACTCTTTTAGCAGTAAGTTAAAAAGAATGACTAATCAGTTTTTTCAAAGCCGTGGGTACTGGTCTAAAAATGCGTATAACGCTTATGAAAACTCTATGCATGCACAGCGCCAGCAAATTGCTAAAGCTGAAAATACAGCTAATAGATTACAAAAACACTTAGACGATATTGTTGAAACTAACGAAGGCCCGCAAGTATTAGAAACTGTTCAAAGTCTTTTTGATGATGGCCTTGATATTACTTTTGGTAAAGGGTGGAGCTTTGAAGATCAAGTAAGCGATGTAGTTAATCAATTTAACCTGCCTAAAAACATTGCAACTGAACTGGTCAACGCACGAAATCAGATTGACGGGCTGTCTAAAGATCTTGTTAATTCTTCGGCTGTTCCCGATGATCTTAAAGAAGCAATTGTAGAAGGAGCTGGAAAGTATCTTAGAAGGTCTTATCGTCTATATGAAGATAAAGGCTATGTCCCTTCTGATGATGTGACCGAAGACGCTAGAGATTTTTTAATTAAACAGTTTCAAAATAATGATCCTGATCTTTCTGAAGAGTTTGCATTTAACAAAGCTGACACTTTTTTAAAAGATCTGCTAACTGACAACGACCTAAAAGATACTGCTAATTATTTAGAGCGTATACGAAAAGTAAACACTGCGATGCTTACAGGGCGTAAAGATATTCCAGACGAAATTAGAGCTTTCATGGGTGAAATAAAAGAACCCTCAGAAAATATTATATTGACAGTTAGTAAAATGACAAAGCTGGCTGAAACAAATAAATTTTTTGGGACTCTCAAAGACTTAGGAGAATCGGGCGGGTACATCCGAAAAGCTGAATCCCCTGATCCTGACGGCATGTACGGTGAAAAAATAACAGGGACTAATTCTGAGCTAGATGGCATGTACACAAGCAAAGAAATGTTGACAGCTATTAAAGATAAGCAAGGTAAAATAGGAAAGCTCAGAGAAAACGAAACATACAGAAAGTATCTAGGAGTGCAAAGCACTGTTCAAAAATGGAAGACTGTCTACAGCCACATGACCCACATGAAAAACTTAACAGGTGGTGCAGTCATGTCGGCTGCAAATGGCGTTAATCCGTTGCGTAAAGATACTTTTGAAATTTTTTCAAACCTGAGAAACTCTATAGTTCAAGGCGGAGACGCGGCGCTCGATGAGTCGTATGAAAAATACCTGCGGCTAGGAATCATTAATACTAACGTACAAGTAAATGAATATAGAGAGCTGCTTGAAACTGGTTATAGAGCGCAAAAAACTGAGGGCTTTAAATGGGTTGACGAAAGCGTCCCTTACGGTAGAGATATAAATAAACAAGTTTTTCAGAAAGGAGAAACGGCGTTAAAACGTGTTGAAGATATTTATGTTGCAACAGATGATTACTATAAAATTAATACATTTTTATCAGAGCTAGATACTTTGAAGAAAGCTAACACTGGAGAACCGTTAGATGTTCTTGAAGCTGAAGCAGCTCGTATTACTCAAAACACTTATGCTAATTATGATCGTGTACCTTTTGGAATTAAAGCTTTAAAAGATTTACCGTTTGGTAGTTTTGTTTCTTTCCCTGCCGAAAGTATAAGAGTACAAGTAAATATCCTGCGTCAAGCTGGTAAAGAAATGGCTTCAGGTAATGCTACTTTAGTAGCGCGAGGAACGCAAAGACTAGCGGGCATGACAGTTACAAACACAGCCGTTGGCTATAGTGCAGCAGCCTCTGCAAAACTTATGTTCGGTAACGATGACGAAAAAGCAAAAGCTGCACATATCTTAACCGAGAAGCCGTGGTCAAAAGTAGCGCCAAGGATATGGCATACAGACGAGGAAACTGGAGATATGTTGTATTTTGATACAGCTTCTCACGATCCTTTTACAGCCGTTAAAGATCCTCTGCGTATAATAAGAAATGAACTTCTCAGTAAGAATCTTGAAGGAGACGCTCTCAATACACGCATATTAGATGTGTCTCTCCAAGCCGCTGCGTCTGTCGTCAAGCCGTTTGTAAGTCAAACAATCTTAGCTGATTTATTGACAGACGTTGGGTCTGCTGTAATTAGCCCTACAGGTCGCTCAGCTAAAGGAAAAGAGCTGTTTCCTGAAGGCATGAGTTTCGGTGAGAAAGCCGCCAATGTAGGATATCTTGTGTTTGATAGATTAGCTCCGGGAACTGTTACGTCAGCAGTAAATTTAATAGACGTAGCTTCAGGAGAACGCAACAGGTCTACTGGTAAAACTAAAGACCTTAATAGAGAGCTGATGAAAAATTTAACCAGTGTCAACTTAGAAAAATTAGATGTTGCAGATGCTCTGTTGTTTGCTGTTAATGACTATAAAGGAGGTTTAAAAAATCTTGTAAGCTCTTCTCCAGACTATCAGAAAACAACTGAGGAACTTCAAAACAGATACCGCGCACGACAACGTGCAAAGTATAAAGTAGAGCAAGAACTTTACAGAAAAATTGTAGCTGCTGAAACATTAGTTGGTAAAGAACAAACAATGCAAATGTTATTTGATGCTAAGATGAGTAAAAGTCAAATTGAAGGTTTTGCATCTGGTGTATCTATGGCTGAGCCGCTTTCAAAAAGTAAGATGCTGAGCATAGTAATGAAGACTCCTGTTAATAGCTCTGAAGAACTAGAAGAACTTCAACATAATTTGTCACTTGATTATCAATCTTTTAGTAATGTTCCTTTACACACACCTGAGTATCCTACTGAGGAAGCCCTTGAAAGCATGGAAAGGATGCGTAAATCTACAGGCGGTAAAATATCTAAGCCTGTCGCTAACGCTCCTTCTGAGCCTGATGAACGCATCAATAAGATTACAGGGCTGCCGTATAACGAAAGTGCTGGGCCAGCTTACATGGACATTGAAGACCCTTTACGTGCGCTAAACATGGCAGCGGGGGGAAGGGTTCAGAAGAATGCAGGCGGCAAGGTTCTCAGCGCACTTAAAAGGAACTGTAACTAATGAGCGACTTTAAATATTTTAAACTAGAAGATTTTGATTGCCAAGAAACTGGCGACAACGAGATGGACGCGGAGTTCATTCATAAGCTTGATCAACTCAGAGAGGCTTGCGGGTTCCCGTTCATCATAACTAGTGGCTTTAGAAGTAAAGACCACTCAATTGAGAAACGTAAGGAGAAAGCAGGAACCCATGCCCAAGGAATCGCAGCGGATATTAAAGTTAGTAACGGAAATCAAAGATACAAGATCGTGGAACAGGCTATTCAAATGGGATTTACTGGCGTTGGAATCGCTCGTACTTTCATCCATGTGGATAGCAGGATTGTCGGAGCTGACAAAGCTCCTGTAATGTGGTGTTATTGAGGAACCAATATGACTATTTTAACTTCGTTGATTGGGCCTGTAACAGGGCTACTAGATAAGTTTATAGAAGACAAAGATCAGAAGAATGCTATCGCATTTGAACTAAGTACGATGGCAGAGAAACACGCACAAGAGTTGGCTAAAGGCCAGCTTGAAGTCAACAAGGCTGAAGCGGCACACAAGAGTTTGTTTGTGGCCGGTTGGAGACCTGCGATTGGCTGGATATGTGGGTTTGCTCTTTTGTATTCTACGATCATTAGTCCTATTCTAGGTATATGGTTCACTGTGCCTGCTGTAGACAGTGCGTTACTTACGAGTGTTTTGATGGGCATGTTGGGACTTGGTGCTATGCGTACCGCAGAAAAAGTCAAAGGCGTACAGAGGGAGAGATAATGTTAGCTGAAATTGCAGCAGCTAATGCGGCATTTCAAGTCATTAAAGGAGCATTATCAAACGGCAAGGAGCTGTATGACGTAGCAGAACAAGCTACTACATACTTTGACAGTAAATCCGCAATAGCTAAGAAGGCAAACCGCACTGGAGGGTCTAACGAACTCCAGTGTTTTATGCAACTAGAAAAAATTAAAGAGCAGGAAGAGTGGCTCAAAGAACAGATGATCTATGCTGGCCGTGCAAACTTACATGCAGACTGGTTAAAGTTTCAATCTGATTGTAAACAGAAAAGAGATAAAGCAGAACGCCTACGTAAACACAGAAGAGCAACCAACTTAGCGTTGCTCTGGTCAGCGTTGTTGTGGGGGACAGGAGGTCTAGTGGTTTTACCGTTAGCTCTATATTTACTTTTTAAAGCTTTTGGAGTTATTTAAATGGCAGCAGCTAAAAAGAAATCAACAGTAAACGCAGCAGGAAACTACACTAAACCCGCACTGCGTAAACGTCTGTTTAACAGTATCAAGGCGGGCACTAAGGGTGGTAAAGCAGGACAGTGGTCAGCTAGGAAGGCTCAGATGCTGGCTAAAGAATACAAAGCTAAAGGAGGAGGGTACAAATGAAAGGCGTAAACCATTACAAGAAAGACGGAACACTGCACACAGGAGGCACTCATAAGATGCCTGATGGTTCGTTGCATTCTGGAAAGACTCACGGCAAAACAAGTGTAAAACTATTTCATTTGAAAGAGCTGTCTGACACCGCTAAGAAAAAAGCAAGGAAGAAAAAATAATGGCACTTGCAAAATCACAGAAGTCTTTAAAGAAATGGACTAAGCAAGAGTGGGGCACTAAGTCAGGTAAGCCTAGTGCTAAAACTGGTGAGCGTTACTTGCCTAAGAAGGCTATCAAGGCTTTAACACCTGCACAGTATGCGGCAACCACCGCCAAGAAAAAGAAAGATACAAAAGCAGGCAAGCAACACAGCGCACAGCCCAAGAAGATTGCAAAGAAAACTAAAACTTACAGGAGCTAGAAATGAAAACAATTTTTAAAAATACAGATAGAGTTAAAAAAGCAGGAATTCCACAGGGCAAGCCAGCCGAATATAAAAACTCTAAGACTATAATTACAGGTGAGCCTGTCAAAAGAGGAAGCTATAAGCCTGTAAAACCAGCACCCTCACCACTGCCACCGATGACATCAAAACCTCGGCGCGACTCTAGCTTAGCTGCAAAAGCAAAAGACATACAAAGAAAAGCAGCTGACAAGGTTACGCAGGCTGCCCATAGCGTTTCAAAAGGCACTCGCCCAACCATAGAAAAGTTTAAAGGTGTTTTTCAGCTAGACAAAAAAATGAATAGAGGCGGGAAGGTTACAAAATGAAAAAGGACAGCAAGCTAACCAACGCAGGAGTAAGCGGCTATAACAAACCGAAGCGCACACCAAGCCACGATACGAAAAGCCATGTGGTTGTGGCGAAAGTCGGAGACAAGACTAAGACAATCCGCTTTGGAGAACAAGGAGCTAGTACCGCAGGCAAACCCAGAGCCGGTGAGTCAGAAGCAATGAAGAAGAAACGCGCAAGCTTTAAAGCCCGTCACGGTAAGAACATAGCTAAAGGTAAAATGTCTGCGGCTTACTGGGCAGATAAAGTTAAGTGGTAAAGCAGCTTGTATTTGCGTTGATTGTTTCTGTTAACGGGGAGGTTGACGCGAAAGCTAAAAGCTATTGGGAAGACTTAGACAGGTGCAGATGGTTTGCAGAAGAGCTTACCATCCAAGGTACTCGTAGAAAGTACCATACACCTGTCCTTGCCTATTGTGTTCCTGAGTACGTTAACCCAGAGACAACACTCATACATACTTAATACATTTTACACCTGATGATTCATTGCACTCAGCTCACGTTCTAGAAAATCATGCAGTTCTTCTAGTTTTGGTTTCGTAAGATGTACAATGTTTCTTATAATTTCCAATTCCTCTCCTTTAAAAGCAAGATGCAAATCCTTCTCGGTGATGCCGGACATTTCTGTCACGACATGACCTTTCTGATTCACAAGGATACTGAAACCCAAGATGTTGGCCTCGCGCTTAGACGATTTCACAAGCGCCACCAGTACATGCTAACTCTTGAGAGCCTGTAGTGTTATCTTCTTTCTCGTGGTTACCTAAGTCAGCCCAGTCAACACCCTTTGGCATAGCAGCTAGAAGTTCTTTGTACTGCTCAGCCGTGATGTCTTCGTATGGAGCCTGTTGATATACGTGGTCACTGACAGGAAGTAAGCTGATACCAGAGCAGATGTCAAAGTTATCCCAGATCCACTGTGCTACTTGCAGGAACTCATCGTCTGTATAGTAAACAGTGATACTTGGCTTATGCTCACACCAGTGGTTCTGGAAAGTCTTCCAAAGTTCTAGCTGCTGCATAGCACCTACATCTTTAACAGTCACAGAAGTCTTTGGAGCCTTCACAGGGAAGCTAAAGACTGAAGAGCTTGGAGACATAACATCCTGTTCTACTGGGAATCCTTTTTCTTCCATGAAGACTGCAAGTGGATCTTTTTTGTCTGAACGTACACGGCGAATGTAATACTCAGAGAAACGAGGATGGATACCACTAGCAGAATCAACAAGCTGGGATACAGTACCGCTCGGCTTAACAGCCGTAATAGCAGCAGACTGGTTAATGCCAAGCTTCTCAGCCCACTTCTTATTAGTAGCCACAGCAACATCTCTAATTCCCTCTAGCCACGCAGCTAACATTGGTGAGCCGTCAGAGCGGCTGGTTACTTTATGATCCATAATGCCTGTCATGCTCACGCCAAGCAATGCTTCTTCTTCGGTGTTCTTCTTCCAACAGTTACGCAGGTAACGGAAGTCTGTCAGCGTAGCTTGTAGTGTTCCGATGATAGCTGCAATCTCTGACTTAGCCTTTAGTGTCTCTAGTGTATCGTCTGCACGTACAACAATCTCACTGAGGTTGCAAAACTGGTTACTGCGTAAAATTATCTCACTGCAAGGATTAGTTCCGAACTCATACGTCTCATCTCTGCGGCCATTGCGTCCTGCAATCTTCTGTGCTGCTACGCGGCTAAAGATACCACGCTCACCCGCCTTGCTCTCGTACATCGTCTGCATCTCTGACAGGAATGCTTGGAAGTCAGGCTTCTCAGTGTACGCTACGCTGTTGTTAGCTAACGCTCTGTGTCCTTCATTGACCCACCACTGACCTGACTTAGCTTTAGCCATGCGTTGATCCGAAAGGTTTGACAGGCTGATCAATGCTGAACGTCTAACACCACCAACAACTACAATGTCTGCAATCTTACATACGATATCGTGACACTCAATGGATGTTAGCTTACGACCCTGTGCCTTCTGGAACACTTCAATACAGAAGTTAAACAAATCAATCAAAGGCTCTGGGCCTGAAGCACGACCACCAAAAGTCTTTAGTCTCTCACCTGCACCACGAACTCTGCTGACATCCCACTGCGGTATTTTACCAGCATAGAGCATAGCAATAAGCTCACGGAACGCAGAGGCCCAACCAATCTTACTGTCTGACACAACGATCACGCTGTCAGTCTTGTGAAAGCTCTCAGCAACTTCTGGAAGCTTGTTTATGTAGTTACGCTCTACGCTGAAGCCTACACCTGTGCCACACATAAGCACGTACATAAGCTCGTCAAAGCTGCGTGGTGAATCAATGTGCAGATAGCTACAGTTAAACCCTGCTACGTTATCCTTGTCTAGTGCTACACCTGCTGTCATCATACAACGCATGCTAGGCATGACTTCTAGGTTATGTATTGCATTAAATAACTTTAACGCTGTCTTCTCGTCTATCTGTCCACGATCTTTCCAGAAGTCCACATAACGGTTGACTGTTTCGTGCCATGTTTCTCTGCGCTTCTCTTCTGGAATCCATCGTGCGTAGCGGCTCTTGTGTATAAACTGTTGATACTGATCCATTGTTATTCCTCAAAATTATTATAGTAAGTATGTGCCTATTACGTAACCGATGGGCCAGCCGATTATAAATCCTATTACTGCCCACTTGATATAGAAGTATACATCACTCATGGCATTAAGTCCCGTCTGAATTCTTGATGTTGTAATTTAAAATCTAGTTCATCTTGCATTACTTTGTATAGGGCTGGACGCATGGTTGACTTCTGAGTGTCAAGGCAGGCCTGTAAATGCCCTGTTGTCATATCAGCAATTGTAACATACTTTAAAGGCTGATCACTCTGCTTACCAAAAGTGCCCCATTTGGATACTGCTCTTACCATTGTAGGGCTATCACTCATGGTCAAACACCAGTTCCTTTATCAGTTCAGCTAAGTACCATTGAGCTTTCTGAAGATCCTGTACGGGCTTGCCTTTGTAGTTATAGCGCCACAGGTACTTCATGCAGTTGCCCTTGAGGTAGCCCCTGAAAGCTTCAGGAGTCATCGACTCTTCAATGGCTTCAATACACTCTACGTTGCCAGTGTTGTAATGGTTAGGGTTGTTTACTACGTCTTCTTCTGCCTCTTCCTCTGCCATCGTAGCCCAAGGCTCTAAGCCTGTCTTTTCTAACTCAAGCGGCGGATGTGCTTGGCGTAAGCGATCCCAGTCAAAAGGTGTTGCGTCATTAATACTCATCATAGTTCTCTCTGGTTGGTATATTACGTTTGCGCTTAAAAGGCTCTGCACTGTGTCGGTCTGTAACTTGTTCGGGCTTACCCAGAACCTTTTTCTTTTTGCGCAAGTATCTGTCTCGTCTTTCATCTTTACCATGCTCTATCTCAGTCATCGAAAGTTTCTCGCTTGTCTGTGTTGATCCAACTGTCTGGTATGCTATCTTCGCTAAACCACCTAAACCCTTTGGAGCTTGCCCACTCTCCGTGAGATCTCTTCGTCCCGTCCTTACGTCTTGTAGCTTGAGGCATCGGGGCGCTAGGGTTAGCAAACAAAAACACTAACTCAATATCATCTGGGAGAACCTTGCTTATCCAGACATACTTGCTGTATTCCGCAAAGTCCCAGAACCTTCCCTTGGCTTCAAGCAGTATCTTCTTCCCGTCAATCTCTCTTACAAAGTCTGGTTCGTACTTGTGGTCAACTGTGTAAGGAACCTTATCAACGTGAAAGCTCCACGCTTCTAAGATGCCTGAGTGTAGTTCATATTCCCAGTTAGAGTCATAGCCTTTCACTACATCTTTTTCTACTGGGCGTTTGTACCGTGCTTTACGGTAACCCTTCTTAACTTTTTTCAATGTGCTGTCGCCTCCCTTCGTTCTAGTTCTGCATCTAATACAACAAGTATGTCGCTAAGTATCCAAGAATCTATTTCAGTAATAGAGTTAATAGGGTCGGCGTTTAACCACCGCCCTACTTGAATTATTAATTCCTCTATTGGGATGGTGCCAACGACCGCTGATTGACTTTCCATGTGATCATCTCCAAGTTAACATCTTCGATTTCAATGGCTGGGAAGATTTTTATAAGCTGTTTTATTTTACGCTTGAGCCACTTCGGATGATAGGCGTTTAAGTACATCGTTCGCTGAGCCATGAAGTGTGTCTGTACAGGCAACATAGACTTGTAGTTGCCCATGTTTACTTTCTCTGCTTCTTCTTCGGTTAGTAGACCCTTGAGCCACTGAATAAGCAAGCTCTCTGCCTGTCGCTCTATGCGTTTACTGCGTCTTCTGTTCATAAGAATTCTTCCACTTTAGGTTCAGCTACTACTTCAGTTAAGTGCGTGTAGCCATTTGAATATTTAAATGTCCTCAAGCCCTGTCCATCGTTAGAGTCTTTGAAGCACTCGTGCTTATACTTACACCAGTTACAACCCTTGGCTAGTTTCATGTTGCCTTTCTTGCCATCTGGTACTGGATCATAACAAATAGCAGGAGGGACATCAAGCTCTAACGCAGGCAGTAGTTGACTAATAGAAGATTTAATGTTGGGCTTATCCAGATCATCAGGTATAAACATACAAAGCTCACCGCTCTCTTTGTTCAACACCAAGAACCCGCCACCCTCTGTACCTTCTGCTTCTTCATAGCCTGCAAGCTGACCCATGTAACCGAACGGATCGTCCTGCGCTAAGCGCCCTTCTTTAAACTTGTTGAATGCAAAGCGTGATGCAGTCTTAACATCTACCACCTCACCATTTATCTTGCAGTCCATGTGACCTACGATGCCATCAACTGTAACTTCTTTCTGCTCGTCTGTTACTTCATAGTCCACCATGCGTACCAACATTAGTACAATCTCTTCAAGCAAGTGGCCGTACAAGAACTTAATCTGTGTCGGGCCGTCAATACCACCACGGCCTTTTGGATCACGCTTCTCGTACCACAACTGACGAGCAGGTTTACCTACGTTAGACATCCGAACAGTGAAAGCGGAGTCTCGTTTCCGTGGTGTTGCCCACGACATCAGGGCTTCTTTCATTCCTGATATAGTCCGATCAATGTTCTCTTCAGTGAGCGGTAAAGGTTTGCCATCGTCTGATAGCTTCTCAAGCTCGTTGTAAATGTCAGGTACTAAATCATGTAAGCTCATCGCTATACGCCTTCTATTGTTTTAATTGCATTCTTTATAACGCTCAGGTCTGTGTTAAACCATTCGCCTTTATGCTCTACATTTTTCAATAGCTTATGTGCAACACCTTCAGCTTTTCTTCTGTCTTCAAAGTGTTTGCAATACTCTACTTCATAATCTCTGAAAGGTGAGGAGGTCTGGTACTGAGAGCATCTATCATATGCATCAACAGCCATTCCAACTTTGAACCAGCCTTCCCACGAGGGGTTCGAGATAACATACACATAGCCCGCGATAGATTTTTCGTAGCCTTCAAGCGCAGAGAATGCAGCAGCTCCAAAGCTAGAGTAACGTCCCGCCTTATACAACGGGTGGGACTTAGAAACATACCTGCCGTTAACAAACATTCTAAGCGGGTTGCTCTTCGGGTTAATAGTTGCACGGTTAGGGTGGTTGCAAGTACGACAGATGTAAAGGGACTTTCTTTTAAAAGAAGGGTTCCAGTTACTGTCTTCAAGAAAGTCACCACACTTATTGCAATCTGTTTTAATGAGTTTCACTCCAGTTGTTTCCAACATTATAGTCTCCGTCTAGTGGACAATTAAGATTAAGTTCTAAGCCAGCCTGCACAATAGCTGCAACACCTAGCTTACCTACTGCGTCTGCATGATCTTCTCTGCATTCTATCTGCCATTCATCGTGGACGTTGGCTACGAACTTAGCGTCTAATCCATTCTGAACTATCAACTTCTCTAAAATAATTAAAGCCTTCTTCATTACGATAGCTCCTGCACCCTGCAACAAAGTATTTAGGGCGGCATGTTCTGAGCGAACAGTCAAGCGTCTACCGTCTAGTGCTTTAACAACTCCGCTTTTAGCTTCTCTTTGTACTCGTCCCGTAAGAGTCTTGAATGATGGGAGATTATCAAAGAAGCGTTGTCTAAGTCCTTTACCAGCAGCTCTACCTCTTCCAGCCACTGATCCAAGCTTAGCATCTCCCGCCCCGTACAAGAGGGCATAGATGAAAGTTTTTGCCTGATTTCTAGATTCAAGTCCTGCAAGTTCTTGATTAGTGGTGTGTATGTCTCCGTTAAGGATTTCATTTGTGTAGCCCTCGTCATTTAAATAGTGTGCAAGCATACGTAGTTCTAAGCCAGAAGCATCTATACCCACCAGCTTGTAGCCTTCAGGCACAGTCCAACAAGAGCGGCACTCAGTACCATAGGGTGAGCTACTGCTTGGAATCTGGGCCATGTTGGGATGTGAGTGCGTCATGCGCGAAGTCACAGCACCATTAGGATTAACGTACCCATGTACTCTGCCTGTCTCTTCGTTAAGCTCCTTGATCCAGCTCTTAGTCTGAGCTAAACGCTTCTGTAACATTAGGTACTTGGCAATCATTGCGGCCTGTGGAATGTTCTTAACCCTGTTTAGCGTGGACTCATCTACAATCGGCTGACCTGTAGGTGTATGCTTAGTGGGGTTCCAGCCGAAACGAATCAGGTACTCGCCGATCTGCTTGCGTGAGCCTAAGTTAAACTCTGTCTCAGTGTGTCGTGCAATAGGCTTCGTGTCCATGTCCAGAGTAAGACGCTCGTACTCGTCATCAGACAGGCGTGTGCCCTTACCGTGCTGATCTGTAGCTGTCTTAGCTAATGCGCCAGTAGCTGTGAACTTGGGTGAGAGTATCTGCGTTGTCACAACCGGACGGAACTCTTCGTGAACCTCTACTGTAATGTCATGCAGCTTGGTTTCAAACATAGCCATCAACCCCATGACCTTCTCAACGTCCAGTACAAAGCCGTTGTCACGTTGGACATCTATGATCCGTGCCACTGCGTGTTCTATTTGCACACACTGAGGAGTAAAGCCACGGCTCTCAAGCTTCAAAGCTTCATAGACTTTAGTATTAAGAAGCACATCGTTCTTGCAGTACTCTAACATCTCAGGTGTGTATACATCCCACGCATCTTCTTGTTGTCCGAAGTCGCCTTTCTTGAAGCCCAACCTGTAGCCCCAGCCCTCAAGACCGTGGTTGCCTTCGCGGGTTGGCTTGAAGAGGCGTGACAGTACGAGTGTATCAACGATCTTCTTGTCAAACAGATCAACGCCTGAAATCTTTTTGATGGCAGGAATGTCATAGCCTATCAGGTTGTGTCCAATTAGTTTAGTTGCAGAGGAGAGCATGTCGTAGCCCTCTTGCAGTTGGGTGTTGTCGAATGTAAAAACGTCCATCGTGTCCACATCTTGAGCCACAATACAATGGATCTTCGTGGGGTCTAAGCCGTCTGCTTCTATATCAAATACTAAGTTACTCATGGGGTTCACCTAAGCTGTGACTGTATTTTTCTTTTAATCTGTTTTCTTTTTCTGTATTCTTCCATGTATTAGAGGGGCTGCGAGGATCTTTAAGCATCTCTAAATAGTACTCATCTAAAACGTCATACTGTATTGCCACTCTCAGCCCTGCCATAGTGAAGTGCGCCCAGTCCAATACACCCACTGGTCTAAAGCGTGTTCTATTTTTAGCTATCAAGAAACTATTGAAAACTGTTCCCTGCTTTGAATACGCACAAGAATAAACCAGATCAGGCTTCAACTGTCTCAGTTGTTTAAGTGCTTCTTGAAATGCGTAAGTTCCATATGGTGCCTTGCTCATATTATATCTCCATCAAACTGTGACTCATCATAGCTATCAAGTTCTCTCAAGCGCCCTGTCTTACCGTCATACAATAGACTACAAGCTACGCCAACATCACCAGTGTACCTAGACTTCAACACCCTAACCTTAGTGGTCGATGCTTCTATCTCATCTTCTGATTGTTGGTTACGCTCAAGTGCAATCACGCAGTCAGACAACTGAGCGATACTCTGCGAGCCTCTAAGGTGTGATAGCCCTGTCTCGATACCGTTCTCGTGTCCACGGTTGCCCTCTACTCTACGGAGGTGAGACACTAGGATCATACCGCACCCTGTCTCTTCTACCATAGTACGTAGTCGGTGCATGATGCCGTCAATAGCTTTACGCTCATCGTTCTCAAGCGTAGAGAGTACAAGCATGTGCAAGTGATCTACTACAATCCATTTACAATCTAGACCGATGATCATGTAGCGTAGCTTGCTGAAGATATCATCTAGGTTGTTGACACCGTGGTGTGCATGAATCCATACACGCCCCTCGTTCTCACCCATGAATACTTTCTTGAAGCATTGGTCTAGCTGATCGTCTGTGAATGTAGACTTAACACTGTCGAGGTGAAGCTTAGCGTTAGCCTCCACTGCCATGATACCTTCAGCAGTTCGTGACCAGTTCTCCTCAAGAGCTACAACACCCACGTTATCTTGTGTGTTCTCGATCAACCAGTGTTCGATCTCACGAGTAATAGATGACTTGCCTAGACCTGTACCACCAGTAAGAGTAACTAACTCACCAGCTCTCATGCCTTCTAGCTTTTTGTTTAAGCCCTGCCAAGGGTAAGGGATAGCTGTTTTCTTTTCTGTCCGTAGCTTCTGGTATGCACCAAGCTGGTCAGATAGATTCAATACACCGGATGGTGTGTAGACTTTAGCGTCCCAGAAAGCACTGACATATGCAGCGTGTCTACCTTGGCGCAACATATCGTTGGCATCTTTGTAGTCCACAGGCAGTGTCATCAGTTTAGCTTTGCCGGGGGTTAATAGTTTTGCAATAGCGTGAGCTGCTTCCTTGCCCACCTTGTCGTTGTCAAAGTTAATGACAACAGAATCAAATGACTCTAGGTATTCTAAGTTCTCTTTAACATCACGGACACCTCCTTGTGCCCCTGACTTTATAGATACGGCTGGCCACTTAGAACCCATAAGTTCGTAAGCAGCCATCGCATCGCACTCGCCTTCTGTTAAAGTTATAAACTTACCACCTGCCTTGAACAGGTTCTCTCCAAACAATCCTACTTCCTTTGGACTCCCTGTCCATGCAAAGTCCTTGTTAGCTTTACGAATCTTTGTACCTGCAAACTCGTGGCCGTTGTAGTAGGGATAGTAATGCTTATCAATCTTACCGCCCGCCATAGTTGATTTAACACCGTACTTCTTAGCAGTAGCTAAGCTTATCTTGCGGTCAGTTAATTCATTAAATGAAGCTGGGCTTGCTTGTTGGTATGAACTCTGTTCCATCTTGCTGTTCCTTTGATACACTTCAAAGTCCGTTACGGTATCTGGTTGTTGCACTTCCGATGTGCTGTAGTCTTTAAAATACTTGTTGCAGCTAAAGCACCATGCAGACCCGTCATCATTGACAGAAGCTGCATCGCTTGAACCGCATTCATTACACGGCTGGTGGAACTTTACAAAAGGCATACGCCTTACTCCTCGGTTTGCTCAACTTCCTCTGTTGCAATCATCTCTTCCGTGAGGTGGTTAGATTTAAGTTCAGCTATTAAATTAATTGTAGCTGCTTGCATTAAGCCAACAGTGATCGCGGCTTCTTGTCCTCTCTTATCAGCCTCTATCAGGTGAGTCAGGATAGCCCTACCCTCGTCTGATAGTAGGTCTGAGTCATACTGCATGTCATCTACGGTTACAATGCCCATTACAGTTCGTCCTCCATGCCTTCATCGAGTGCGTCAAACTCTGAGCCATCGGGTGAACCAACTTCTACTAAGTCGATAACCTGCATAGCTTGAAAGTCCAACCCGTAGAAGGTCTTGCCTTTCCACTCTGACTGCCACTCTTTGTACTGAACCTTCACGTTTGATCCGTTACCTACACGGGCATCGAGTGGGTTCTTGTTTGCGTCTACTAAACGTGGAGCCTGTCGAACCATACCGTTAGGGCCGTTGACCTTACGCTTAATAACAACCGATGGGCCTTCGTCCATCTGCTTAATGGTGAAGCCACGAGACTTAAAGTCTTCGGCAGTTGCTTCATCCACAACTAAGTTCACGGAGTAGACAGGTTCAAATGTTGTATTGGGTGTAGTTACTGATGCCCAAAATGCTGCGCCTTGTAGTATTGCCATGTTGCTTTTCCTTCTGTTGGTTTAAAAATGTTTAAGGATTGTATCACTTTAAATATCAATTGACAACTCTTACTTGTTGCCGTTCATGTCTTCTTCCTTCACAAAGATACCGTCTATCATCTTACCCTTGCGATCCTTGATGTCATTGTAAGCATGGTTCAAGCACTCAGTTACTGACAGGTTGTTTCGCACGATGATG